CCGATACCAATTACACGAACTTTGTTGGGTTCTAAAATCCCACACATGTTAATATCACCAACTTGAGGTTTAGATAAATCATCCATGTTACGTTTACACTGTTCCATACCCATGGTAAACTGTGTAACGAAGGCTGAGAAATTTGACCTCCTCCAAACATAGACTTGATTAACGAGAACTGGTATGATTGGTAATTTGAATAAGATATCTTTACTTTCAATGGAATAGTCCACTGGGTAGAAGACACTTTCTTCAAAATAATCACTGCCAATTTCGTACCGATCCACACAGACACAGCGGTGGCTTCTTGACTCGAGAGAGAAGCTTACATGTGTCTTTGACGGAAGAAATGGATGGTTAACATCCCAACCCTGCTTGAACCTTCTATTAGAAAGTTCAGGGTTGGAGACCAGACATTCCGGTATCGGTTCGCACGAAGTGCGATAACCTCTATGTTCTTCAACAAACTCCGGACTACTACCCTTGGGTAGGTAGTTCAAGATTGTACTTAAGCGTTCCAAGCGCTGCATACAACCACCATTCTTGGTGGTTGCTTCTAAGCAGGCATGGTCGCTGGGACTAAAATCATTGAAAGTTTCAAGATCCAAACCCTTGAAAACTTTGGAAAGTTCTCTACGAAATTCATTTTCCATAAAGAGACTAATTGGATGCGGCGGAGCCGACCAATTCTTTCCAAATTTTACAAAGGTCTTGAAAACTTTATGTTCATTTGGTGGTTGCCATGATTGCTTCACTCCCTTGAGAAGGGAAAAGGCCATATGGTATGATCGGGGGTCACTACCCCTCATCACCACAAAATTTAACCAATGTTTAAGATACCCACGGTACAAGCTTCCAGTGTTAGCTAGTTGCGTTGGCTTAACAGGTTCTGCGGTATCACGAACGACTCTACAAAAGAGTAATTCATGTTCATAGCAGACCCAATCTTCGACGAAGTTCGTGGTGACATCGTTCACCTCGACCATACGTTCGAACATTTCAACAAAACTACTACGCATTCTTCTATATCCATCACCAGTTAAGGCCCTAGGGCCAAATACTATGAAAGGGAGTATAATAGAGCGTAGAATACTTCTGAGATTTGGGGAAACTGTTTTCCTAGATTTTTGAAGTTGCAACACTTCTTGAAAGATGCAGTTAACTGTGTCTTTGATGGAGGGACTGACGAGTCCCTCATCTACAACAAATAACTGAGTTCGTGCTTTGTCAGCAAAATCATAGTCTGATTTACAAGGGTCGGGTCGTAACGGCAACGAGACAGGGGTTTTAAATCCTGTTTTGTTGGCTAGAGGACCGTCATTACGTAAACGACTATTTGCTGGCGAAAAGGCAACACGTGATACCTTCTCGCGGGAAACTGCGTGAGGCTGTTGCACACTGTTACAGGAATTTAATCCAATAACAGAAGCCTGCACTAGGGGGGGAAAATGTTTTTTCTCTGGGAGACGCTCTGGCTTTTTGGCCCTATTGCTCTCCCCCCCTCTACTATGCTGGGTAAGCATAGGAACTTTGACCACCCTGACAAAGGGTGGCCCCATAGATTGATTCACAACACAG